CACATCATAAGTATGATTAGTCATTATCATAGGAACACCTGCTTGACCTAGTTTTAAAGTCAACACTCTGAAAGTAGATTTAACAATTTGTGATCTTGTCATATCTCTTGTTTCTTTACCAGCAGCCGTATCTTCCATTTCTTTTGTAGTAGATAACATACCTAAACTATCTAATACAAACATTAAAGGTTTTCTACTTGCCTCTGGTTGTTCTAAGTATTTGTCAATAATTTTAATTGATTGAGCTCTAAATTCTTGTACTGTTGCAACTGGCACTATTACCATTCTTGTTGCGTCAACACCTCTACTCTCAATCATGTCTTTAGATATTGCACTTTCTGATTCAAAGTAAATTACACCTGCGTCTTTGTTTTTTTCTAAGAACGATTTACAAATACCTAATGCAAAGAATGTTTTACCTGTAGCAGCTTCACCTGCAATAGCAGTTATCTTATTTCCTGGCATACCACCAAAGATACTACCAGATAGTAGAGCATTGAAAGAGTATGAACCTGTATCTACAAATGATGTTACATCTGCACTATCAACACCCTCACTTACTAGTGTAGCGTATTCGTTTCCTGTTTCTTTAATTATATCTTTTAAAAAATTGCTCATATTTTCTCCTTCATTGCGTTAATTATATATTATTTTACTAATAATGTCAAGCTTCATTATAAAGTATTTCTTTTCATTTCTACACCAGGATAGTACGGTACCCTCATATCATTAAAGAATAGAGTTTGTGTTAATCTTTCTTCGCCTGGTTTTAAATCAAAGTTTGCACCGTGGAACATACCACCATCAAATGCAACCATACTGTTAAAATTAGAACCAAATGTCGCAATCTCTTCATATAAACCATTGTTATAATCTAATGCATGTTTATATTGATCTGTTGCCTGACCAGTTCTATAGTATTTAAATTTTTCTTCTTGTTTACCCTCTAAGATAGTACCTTCTTTTTTAGGCATAAACAAAGAGGTACCAGATTGTGTTTTGCCTGGTGTCAAATATATTAGTACCGTTAAGTGTGATCTATCATCTAAGTGTACCCAACCTTTACCGTCTTCAGCTATATCGTCATATTTTATTCTCTGAAAGTTCATAGTACATTGATAAGTTACATCACTTGCGTTTTTACCATAAATCATTTGTAATACTTTATTACAAGTATATTGGAAAAAGTCTTCATCTATTTGATGTATTTCTTTTGTTCTTGCACCAGGATAATTACCTTCCTCTGGTCTAATGTATTCTAAACTATTTGCCCACTCGTAAACTTGGTGTGGGTCATTATAAAATTTATGTGTATGATAAGTTGGAAAATACATTATACTTCTTTGATACCGTTAAATTCTAAATTAAATGATATGATTGTCTTTGTAACATCACTATCTATCTTTGGTGATCTATGTATAACAAAACTAGGAAAGATTATTATATCGCCCTCTTTAGCTTCTATCTGTGCTGTTTGTAATTCTTTATCTTGTAAATAATGATTTACCAATTCTGTCTTTGATGATCCTTCTGGTAGTTGTAAGTAATAAACACCTGTGTAATTATCACCATGTATATGCCAACCATGTGCGTCATTTTGATTATACTGTTGATACCATAATGCTTTTATTTTTGCCTCTTTATATAACATAAAATTAGCACACTTATTGAAGTGGTTTTGTAAATATGGTTTTAGTAAATATACCCATGGTCTATTATTGAAATCGGTGTTATTATCCCAATCACATTTTGATATATGATATTCCCAATTTTTAGCTTCTTTCATTTCTGTATCATTATCTGCCTTATCAATTAAATCAACTAAATGATCTTTAAGTTGATCGTGGTGTTGAAACTTATCTATTAACGCTGATACTTCTAATTTTATTTTATTCATACTTGTATATTACAATTTATAATACTTCTTACATTACTATTAGGTTGTTCGCCTGTATGATAATGTAAACCATTAAATATTACCACTCTACCTTTTTTAGGTTCTACTCTTTTTATTTCTTTGAGTTCATCAAACTTTACAGTTTTACCCTCTTCATATTTTTTATCATAGACTACTGTACAACCATCACTATCATTTACATAATACAATATTACAATATGATCTTCAACACTATCTATATGTGGTGTATCTATATTATCGCCTCTAAAATGAGCTGCTAATGGTAATTGTAAAAAACTTCTTGCCTGTAATATTTTTTTAGGTATTAGATTTGATTTCATACACGCATGACTAATAACATCATAAGCTAAGTTTGCATAATCAGAAACCTTTTTATCGTCTTTGATTAACATATGATAAAAACCAGGTCTTTGTTGTTCGTTACCCTTTATAGTAACATCTCTTACAAATTTATAATTTGGTTTCTCATCATCTAATAAAGTTTTTTCTATATGATTATGATTATAGTCGTTTATTAAATTATCTATTACTATTACTCGTTCCATTTTTTTAATTTTGGATCATTAGGTACCCAACCAATTGGTGGATTCTGGTAATCCTCACCTCGCATTTTATTCCATATCATATCAAATATATCTTTTGATGTTAGTGGTGTCATATAACCACCATGATTTGTCTGTAAACGGCCTTCAAAATCTTCAGCCATCTTTTCTATTTCTTCTCTGTTGTATTGTATCTTACGTTGATAATCCCAATACTCTTTTAAATTTAGGTAATCTTTTTCTGTTATCATTTGCATATTAGAAAGCCCAAGTTATAAAACTATATCGTGTTCCTTCCGTTACCTCTTTTACTTTATGTGGATATAAGAATATTGACGGAAATATCAATATGTCTCCTTGTCGCAATTTAACTTCATGCTCATCATTAAATAAAAAATTGCCACCTTTGTAATCATCATTTAAAACTCCTAGTATACTTAATACAGGAATACCTTTTCTATCACCATCAAATATAGAATGTATATGGTCATAATGCGATCTCATCTTTGCATTTACATATCTGTTAAACCTTACAGGACTATATCTAGTTACCAAATATTTAGTCTTTTCGGCATCAAAAAATTTATCTTTTGTATAATCGTTAATAGCTTTTAGTATATATGGGTGCAATTTCTCTTGTAACACTTCATCTGACATATACACATCTAATTCTTTTTCTTGTTCACTTTGATAACTGTTATTTACATTTTCATGCCATTCATGTTTCTTCCAATCTCTTTGTGTTATAGAGTTTACAATGTATTGGCAATCTTCTTTTGGTAAATAGTTACCTGTAAATATAAAGTCTTCTAAGTTCTTCATCTTATAATATCTATATTACTATCTTTTGACCATAATTCTAGTTCTGTTCTTAAACGACCATCAGCTTTTAAATTATTAAATCTTTTTGTTGCAAGTTTTTTCCACCACAAAATAGTATTTTCTAAACTATATCTATCGTAATTTTCTGCCTTTTTAATTGTATCTGTTTTACCATTTACAATATCAACAAAGTTTTCTACACCATAATTAGAAACATAAAATCTTTTTCTTTCTGTTAGTTTTAAAGCATTTGCAATTGTAGATTTAAACTTTGCTAAATCATCACCGTTTAAACTTCTTTTTAATAAACCTATAACAGCAGTAGTCATTTTAAGTTTACGACTTGACGCACCAGCTGGTACTAAATGACCTACTCGTTCTTCAACATAATTATTTAAATCTCTATAAGGTTGACCGTGCATTAAAGGAATAAATTTACTATCTGTTACACCTTTAAATCTTAAATAAGGTTTCATACCATCATATTGACTTGATGATTTACTACTACCATATAAACTTGTTGTTTCAAACATTACTAAGTTCATATTATATTTTTTATCTAGTATATCTTTTACTTTATGTGAACAACAAATAGCTGCCAATAGTTTACCACCCAAATAATTAAAACCAAATGGTTGTGTTGGTACAATTGTAAAACCCATAATGGCATTTTTGTTAAACTGTTTTAAATTTGGAACTTGACCTAATACTTGATTTCTTGGAGCTGAGTTAATCACAGGAGAACCAAAACGAATGAAACCCATAATCTTATCTGTGTTTTTTTCTTTGACTAATAACTTTAATTCTTTACCTGGAATACTTGGCATATTAGTATGACTTGATGTCATATTTAATAATGTAACATAACTTGTATTATCAGTAGGTTCATATACTTCAAAGTCCATATCTTCAGGTGACATGGTAAAATCAGTAAATAAATCATCTTCAGGTCCCATGCCTGGTAGT